ATCGCAGGCATTCACAAAGAGGGTTCTCTTTCGAGAAAACAAGTGAGGAACGGCTTTATTCCTTGCGAGTGGATGGAGGCGTTGAATCGTGTTTACAACCGTCGAGTAAACTTTATGTTGAAGAAGGAGGGTTGGGCCGATTTCTACCCTGATGATTATCATCTAGATGACCTTGCCGCTGAAAAGTGGGAAGTAGATGATGTTAAATGGGAAGTGCCGGGTTGGGGAGGTGAAGATTCTGTTCTCGATTACGATGATCCAGAATCAGATCTTCTCCATTTTGGTGGAGCTATGTACTCAACCAAGACTGGAAAGTATGCGGTCGCTGACCGCGCCATCTGGAAGAAGAGAACGAAGATCGAAAAGACGCAGTTTGACGATCGGGATAAGCTCACTGCTGCTGAGTATAACAGACAAGTTTTGGCTACTCACGGAGCATGGGCTGACTCTGATAGTGAAGATGAGTGGGAACCTTCGGAATTCCTTAAAGAAGGACTTCCGAAGAATTCGGATAGGAAGATGGTACTTGACTATCAAGTCTGGAGGCATCTGTGCGATAAACTGGAAGTTTTAGACAAGACTATTGAGAAGTTTGGTTTTGAACTTCAAAAGTTTGGTCCCATAGATAATATGTTGACAGATTTGGACGCTTTGCGTTATAGTGCCTTTCCTTATACGAAAACAGAGGAAACTCTGGTTCCTGCAACTCTGAAGGAAGGTTTTGAGGTGACTAAGTGGAAACAGCCCAAGTGGGTTGAGCAGCAATTGAAACAAATTGAAGCCGCCTGCGTCGATAGGGAGTTGAAGCTTATGGCTGAGGAAGACGCGGACTCCCGTGAGCACCTTAGGCCACCGCCAATAGAGACTCTTCCCATTAAAGAGGGCCCTACCGTTTATCACAGGACACTTACTCCTGACCATGCTGCTGGGCGGCAGGTCGGGAGGCGACCTCAGTTGCAAACAGAAGTGGCTGATGATGTAGCTGAAGATGTGTGCGAGGTGCTCGAAGCAGAAGTTCCTAGGGAACTCTACGATGAGGACCTCGTTTTGGCTGGTCGTCTCGGAGAGATCTATCACCAAAGACCATATATCCATGATGGAGATTTGGTTCAGGAAGTTATTGTGAGTACACACCTTTCTGATGTGATGGGAACTCCAGTCATTTCAAGCGAGATGTCGTTGATGCCCTGGAAGGATGAATGGGATCCAGAACTGCCGAAGGGCGAGAGAGACACTTGGCGTTTGTGTATTCAGAGAATTCTCTGGATGTATGAACTTGAGTGTAGGGGCCTCGCTGATTATGGCGGTCTTCGTCATCTCTTGCGCGAAGCATTCAGAGACCCTACTCCAGGAGAAGGAGGGGTTTGTTTGCTTCGGGACCGTCACATCGAACAAATGGCAAGGTTCATTGATGCCATTAGAAACAAGGACTCCCATATAATGGCTTGGTTCAACGATATTCTTGAATTCGATAGCCGTATGCAGGCTAAAGAATCGTTTTCTGACAAGAGTTTGAAATTGGGTAAATGGCTTTCAGTCAACCCTAAAGTAAAATTAGTTCGGAAAGAGAATGTCGCGCCAAGACAGGATGAGACTGTTACCTCAATTCTTAGAGAAATGGGGTTGAAACCTGGAGGTAAAGCTGAAACGAAGAAGAATGGAGCTAGTATCGGGAACGATTCTGGTAAGAAGGTTAGTACTGAGAAAACTGCCATTCCTAGTAGCGCGCCCAGTACTCCAGGGAGTAAGAAGACGAAGAAGAAAGGCAAGAGCCCGAAGAATGCAAGTATCAAAGAAGGTCCGAAACCTGATTTGAAAATCGCTACGGAACAACCCCCGAAGCGAGAACCTGCTTCTTCTCCTCCGTCGAAGAAACAGAAGTCTTCAGAGAACCCACCTCCGGCTCCGAGACCTAAGAGAGATCCGATGAAGGTATCAGTTCCAAAGCAGGGTGATAAGACTCCTCAATTAGAGGATGTTGTGGTTGTCGCCCCTGGTAATAAACTGGTAGCCGTGCACACTTTGATTAAAGAGGGTGCTGAATCGGTAAACTCCAAGGCTCGATCCTGAGGCCCGTGGGTCGGGCCCCAATGTTGCACATAGGGCCCATGAAGGCCGGTGTTAATAGCACCACTTATTCTGTGTTGTCCCGTTATTTCGATGTTGATAGTCTTATGTCCAAGTTCGTCGTTCCGGACTTGAACGTGCGTATAGAGAAAAAGTCTTTGTTACTCCATGTTGGATATAATAGACGTATAGGATTAGTCAATAATTGGAGAAAAGCCGCCAGAATCGCTGCTGACATGTGTAGGGAAGCTGCTGTGGTCTTACCGGATGATTATGATTCGGAAGCCGAGATTCTTAAATGTATCGCGGATGTGGACCGTAGTAAGTCTCCTGGTTTACCTTGGCTGGAGCGTTATAGCCGACAGGTTAATAATGGCGACGTAATCGATTATTTGGGTACTGATGAGATCGTTCGTTTAGTAAAGATTGCCTTGAACAGCGACTCCCAAAGTAATACCCGAACGTTTTTGAAGCAAGAGCTTCATAAACTTAGTAAGGTTGTAGAAGGGAGGATCCGCATAATCTCCTCCATAGGATTGATTGAACAGATTCGCGATCGCGTTTTGTTCACACGTCTATCTGAGAACCTAATAGACGCTTTCCCTGACATTCCGGTAGCCGTCGGATGGTCAGATAAAGGAGGTAGGTTTGTGGAAATGCTCTCATCAGCCCCATCGAGTACTCGAATAGTCTCGATGGACAAACGGGCATGGGATTGGACTGTTAGTGAACTTCATATTTTTATGTTGTACATGTGGATCCATTTCATGCACCATGGACGTACAGATACCGTCGAACGTCATCATGAACAAGTAGACAAACAAGCGAAAGCTCAGTATGGTCCTGGCCATCGGATTCAAACGTCCGAAGGCACGATCTTTGAACAGCTCTCCTGGGGTATCTGGAAATCTGGAGGCTTCCTAACACTAGTAGGTAATGCCGTCATGCAACTGTGTAGTTCAATTTTAGCTAAGCTAGAGTTGGGATTTACAGAGCAAGAGATCAAGGAATCATTTTGGTTCCGTTCATTTGGTGATGACACTATAGAAAGTTATCCACGGAAGTTTGACAAGCTTCCCGGCAAATCCCTCAATGACTACATCGCGAAGATGCAAGAATTGGGGGCAATAATTCCAGATGAAGATCTTAAAGTCTCTGATTCAATCGAGGGCCATGAATTTTGTGGCCACGTTATACAGAAACTGAAAGTGTATGGGAGGACTGTTTGGGGACTAATTCCTAAACGTCTAGAGAAACAAATGACAAACCTTGTGTATCAGTGTACAGAAAATGTTTTTGAGACCCTTGCGTCGATGAAACTAAACTGGGTGGCAGATGAACAAATCTGGAATAAGTTGAACGAATCTTTTCTAGATTTGATGAAGCTCCTCCCAGATATGTCGGAATGCGCTAAGAGGTTGCTACGCAACCGTGATCAGGATCTCGCCGTCGCGTATGGTGATTTCTTGAACTAGTGGCCGACCTCTTAGAGGAAGGCCTGTGGTGCAAAAGATTACCCCCCCCGTGAGGAGTGATCCTTTGTTTCGGCTAACTGGACACTACACAAGCACTGCTCGGATAAATTGTTGAGAAGAGGTAACAGAACTTGGCTACTCTTCTCTACCCGACGGAAAATGGCGAAGAAGAAAACGCAAAAGAAAGTGAAGAATGAGATACAAAGTCTCACCTCTAAAGTCCAAAGTCTCTCTGCGAGATTGGCGCAAGGAGGAGGTAAGAAAAAGAAGAAGAAAGGAAAGGGAAATAAAGGAGCTAAAGGCGCAACTAAAGTACGCAAAGCGTTGCCTGATGTTGCTAACCTTGGTTCTTTTGCTCGGGGGTTCCTGGACCCATTTGGGCTCCGGGGCTCTCGAGTCCCTGACTCGTCTTTGGTAAGGACAACTACTTCTTATTCACACTATTGGATTGGTGCATCCAATGCTGTACCTTCTTTTAACTTTACTAATGCGACGGCGTATCTGCATATTGCGGCTGCGCCCCTCTTCGACCCAGCAGCTAATCCGCTGCGTTGTGCATCTACGCCTGACGCCATGCAAAGTGTTTGGAACTATACTGGCAATACAGCTCCAACTACTATTGATTACACTAAGATTTGGGGTGGCTTGACCCCGGCTAATAATCGAGGAACCGTTACAAACGGTTACAAGAATTTTAGAGTCTCTGGTGGTGGCGTTAAGATTAAGCTGGTAGGTATTAGTTCTACTCAGCAAGTGGATGTCTACGCAGTACCTATGTTTAATGGAGATACTAGTACTCCTTACTGGCAAAACGTCATTGCTCAAAGGGTGCGTCATTGGAAGTTGACCGCAGGCAATCATGAGGTAGTAATACCTTGGCCTGTGCGTTCAACTAACGATGCCTTTGAGTACTGTAAGGGAACTTTAACCGGTGCTGCCACTACCGATTACCCTACAGATGACAAGGTTACGTCAACATTCAGTGGTTTCGTTTATACAGCGTCTACTGATGTAGGAAATACTAATGCTGCTGTGGATGCATGGTCTATGCAATCAGGTTTGGGTGGTTGGCAAATTATGTTTAGCCTCCCTCCAGGTTCCGGGTGGAATTGTGAATCTATTGTGCACGCAGAGTGCATAATGAACCAAACGGTTCCCAGCTATTATGTTGGTGACTCTGATTCTGCTGTGTCTCTGGCTGATCACGCACAGCTAGAGAAGGTCGGTAACCTTGTGGCAATGACCTGTAATAAGGATGAAACCGTCACAGGTTCAACTGCGTCTCCTTGGACGGAGTTGGCTGGTGAATTAGGGTCGCAGACCCTAGCCGGCATGACTGACGCTCTTAAAGACAGTAAGCTTTTGAGGCGTGCTGTAGGAGGAGCGGCTAGTTATTTCGGTGGCGGTTTTAACCCGTACCAGATCATGTATTAGAGGTTTCTCTTTGCGGCCCCTGTAGGCAACAGCGGCTGAAAACTAGAACTGCCTGATCACTTTAGGTACAAGTGATCTAAAATTTCGGGAAAGGCCTTGTGTGAGAGCGTAACACACATGAATAAACACTCCCCACTAATTTTATTAGTGGGTTAAGAGTTACGGGGAG